TAAATATTGCTGTAGATACAGATCTTGCAGTTAAGATTGATCTCGCCGCTGTTCAGGGCCGAATTAGGGAGAATTATGGAATGAAATTGACTATTGACACAAAAACTGATGAATCCGTGGAATGGGTTGAGTTTGAAGACATCTCGTTTCTTTCGAGAACCTTCATACCTCACCCTATGCATAAACAAGTTTGGCTTTCCAAACTAAAAGAGACATCTGTTGCATCTTCACTGTACTATTCAGATTCTGCGGACCCTTTGGTCCATCTGGATACAGTGGTGAGTTGTGCAAGAGATGTTTTCCCCCACGGAAGGGAAGCATATGAACAGTACAGGAAGTACGCATTCGCACTTGCTGAACAGTCTGACACAAACATAGACATACCTTCATATGTTGCTTGCGGCAATGATCTTTGGACCGACACCCTCACAAATGAGCCCAAAGTAACTCATGATAGAAAACCTCAAGTTAGTGCTAAACGTAACGACGTAAAGCCACTTTCACTCGAGATGTCTAACTCACAAACAAGAACCTACGACTACATCAAATCGATGTTTGTCGTCGAACTTAAGAAATCTGAGTCCTACGATCAACTCAGAAAGACTAAAGCTTACTCTGATTTTCTGGAGCGAGCTTCAAGCAGAAAAGCCATTCTCCAACCTTGCAGGGTTGGCGATACTAATTGCATGATTTTTCCCTGCAATTCTCATGCCTTTTGGCTTTATGCTGAAATGCAGATGAATAAGATTAAACCTGGAAGACCTGGCTCCCTCTTTGTGGAACAGGAACATCACGACCATATTGATTCCCTCGGAGAGCAAGTTGTCAAGTCATGGAGAAAGATGTTTAGGGACGAGAAAGCTCGTGGCCAAATGAAGGACATCTACACTCCTCCAGGTCCTGCCTGTGGCAAGAAACGGATTAATGCCTACAGGCTTCATCTTGTGCCCTACCTTTTCCTCCATGCGACAAAGCAAACTCCTGCCACCTGGAAGTTCCTTAAGGTTTGGGCCATGAACACTGCTATGTTCACTGAACACGCAATGTATGACGCTGCCAGTGTCCTGTCTGAATTTGTTGACAGGATTCACGAGGAGATTCCAATGGAGATTGATGATGTCCAGTCAAGGTCAAGTCCTCCTGAAATTGACGAGCCTCAAGCTGACAACGGCACTGATGGAGGAGCAATTCCCCCAGCAGCCACCGCCAAGGTCAGTTCCGGCTCTGTTGATGGAGGAGCTCAGCAACCATTTGCTGCCGACGCCAACGCTGCACTTGTTGCAACCGCTGAGATGCCTGCCGCAGTTGCTGGAGGATCTGGATCCCAGGCCACCATGATCATGGAGAGCCTTGGAGGTTACACTCCAGAGACCATGCCCCGAGGAGCTTTTGTAAATTGTCTTCTCGCTCCGGTCTACCAGGAGTGTCCCCTCACTACTCTCAGTGTGGGTGTTGACACTGCCGAGAACACTCTTCTCTGGCAAAAGGAGATCAACCCCTGGGACATCAACTTCACAGGGCCATACATCCATGCCTGGGCTTCACTTCATGACAGGTTTGCTGGATCTTTTGAGATCAGCCTCAAGGTTGCCTCTGCCGGGACTATTCTTGGTAGAATTGCTCTGTACTATGTTCCTGGTGATATGACCATCCCAACTACACCAACTAGACAGAACATGATGCCTTTTCAACATGTGATCATCGACATGCAGCAACCATCTTCCCAGTCAATCCTGATTAGACCTTCAAACAGGACTGATTTCTACATGAGCAAGGGCCACACTTCCAACAGAGGTCAGATTATCATCCTTTCATACACCTCTATTGCTAACACCTATGGCCAAAGCATCATGCCTCCTGTTTATCCAACAATCAGACTAGGACCAGACGCTATGTTCTCTCTCCCCAGTCTTGCAACAGGGCCAATGCCGGGACTCAAGGACTCCAAGGAGCTACCAATGCCTCCAGTTCCCAAGATGCTGAACAGTTCTTTCTTCTTCACTGATGGCAAAAACCTTCCAATCAGTGTAGTTGACACCTATCATCACCCAGTTGTAAGATCAAGGAACAGATACACTGCTGATCATGCCCTTTCAGGAGGAGTCCTGAGGACTTCAGAGTTTCCCCCTCTCTCTGTTGACGAGAACACTCTTGCTTTCAGATGGGGAGCTTGGTACTCAGGGTCAGCCGGGGACTATTTCAAAGCAGCTCAAGCTGTTGATCCCACTTGCGGCGAGGGAATCTGTCTCCGTCTTCAGGATCTTGATGCTGATGGAGTTGACACTGTCACCACAATGAACCGGCCCTGGAACTACCAGAGGAAGAAGCCTTCACCCACACCTGAATCGTCAATTCCTCTCCTGAATGCACTGACTCACACCATCAGTCTTGACCCACTCACCAGCGCCGTGGTTGACATGAGCGCCGAGTACCTGGTCAACAATGTTAGAGCGGACAATGGAGAAGCCCCTTTCATGTGGATCGACGGCGGTATTGACCCTAGTCCTATCTCTGTCATGCCTGTTTACAACAGTGCACTCGCAACACTGAAACATGACAAAGTCTATTACACTGTTGCTGAAGTTTCTTTTGACAGGTTTAAGCTGGAGCTTGATGGAGTCAGCATTGCTGTTGGTGAAAATTCAGGAATTCTGGGGAACGACATCAAGCACAACCCTCTGTACAAGAACTTCACTGCGGAGATGGCTTGTGTCTGCAAGACCTCTTTCCCTGCAAACGGAGGAAATATCCCGCCAGGTTACACTCTTCTGATGTGGTACCAGGACGACCCGGGTGTTTTCCCTTTCGGGCTTTCTGGAGTCCTCAACGGGGTGAAAGGGCCAACACATGCTCCAACTGACCTGTGGCACTCAACCTTCGAGGACGCTCAGAAGTACCTGAATGACAACAACCTCAGGTCTTACACCATCAGAGGCGCGACTCCAAATGGGCAGACTCTCATCTACATCCTAGTCAATGAGTTTGGCCTGTGGATCTATGATGGACCAGAGTATGGACTAGCTGTTTCCGCCAACGACGTGTTCAACTGGTTCCTCGAGGAGACGAGCAGCAGCAACCCCTGGCCAATTCTGAGGAAATCTTCACCCGAGATTTTCCGGTCAAGAATGACTGGTGCTCCTCAGAATGATGAGCCTCAGATGATGGCCATGGCCGGGGGACTGATGGCTGGAATGGGGAATGGAATGGCAACATACCAGAACCATCTTTGGGACATGCAAAAGATGAACACCCAAATTGCAGCCCAGAAAGAGATGCAAGGAAAAGCTCTTGAGAATCAGAGAAATATTGTCGGAATGCAAATGTCCACTTCCAGACAAAACATGATTCAGCAGGGCCTCAATTCCATGAATGTCGTCAATGCAAGGATTGCCGGATCAAATCCTGTGAGACTTCAGTCTTCCCAGACTGGATTCACACCACCGCCACCTGCTTCAGGCCCTTCCAGGCTTGGAAGCACTATTCCTGCTGGAGTTCCGGTCCACCAGGCGTCCAGGTTCAACACCAATAGCGGTCTTGTCCCTGGAGGAAACCAATTGCAGTAGATTATTTGATTTGATTTCATTTTGATTTATTGAACCGCTCTTTTGATATTTAG